GCAGCATTTACTACTGTATCTCTTAATGTTCTTGTTGTAAAAGCCATTTAAATATACTCCTATTAAATCGACAGTACTTCTTTTTCAAAGTACGAAATTAAGTCCTTTTCACGAACTCTATTTTTTTTACTTATATCTTTAATTGTTTTTTCAAAAGTATTTAGGAAATCATTAGGTTTAGCATCCATAATTTTGAATACACCATCCACGGCAGATTTCATCTTAGGGGATAATTTCTTATACTCCCTAGATTTCTTATGTTCATCTTTCTCTAAAAAAGGTTTATAGAAAGAATTAAACTTTATCGCCATCTCCCTCATCCTGTGTGACTGAAGTTTTAACAAATGTATTTGCTACTTCTTTTCTTTTTGTTTCTAGGGCATCTCCTACTTTTGAAGCAATTGTATCTTTAAAAGCTTTTTCAGCACCTAAGTTATCACCATTTGATAAAGCATCTATTATATCTTTAGTTTCCGCCATTGTCATCTCCTGTATCACCCTCTAAATCATCAGGTGAAATAAATGAACCTGTCGCATCTTGTGGATATCTAGTGATACCATCACCACCAGTTGGCATATCAATACCACCATCCTCAACATCTGTTCCAGATTCTTTGTTAATTTGTGTTTGCATTTCATCTATTTCTGCATCTGTCATATTTAGTACATTTTTCTGTACCCATTCTTTACTATAGAATGTTCCGATATATGTTTCAATAGTTTGTAATGCATTTAATCTATCTTGCATTAATTCTGCTTTTTTCAATTCAGCAAAATGACCATCTTGTAAAAAGTTATACTGAATGTGTTCTTTTATTTTACTCCAATCTTCTAAGGTAACAACACCTTTTAGGATTAACTGAGCTTTTAACATATCAGTAAATAATGGTGTAAATCTTTTTCTTAGTCTTTGTACAAACTTAGTAAATTTTAATTCATCTCTAGTAATCTCACTAGCACGACCTAAACTAAATCCACTTTCAGCTTCCATTCTAGAAATAGGTACATTCAATGAACGATATAATTTGTTTTGGAAATATTTTATATCTTCTATCTCACCTAAGTTTTGTCCACCCTGTAGTGTAGTAATCTCTGTTCCACGACCACCTTCTCTACGAGGTAACCAAAAGTCTTCTAACATTGACATATGATTTCTATCATCTTGTATTTCACCAGTACTAGCATTATAAACTAATTTGTTACGATAACGATTCATAACATCTTTTAGATATTGTTCTGCTTTTATTTTTGGTAAATTACCTACATCAATATAAAATATTCTTCTTTCAGGAGCTCTAGATATTCTGTATATAACAACAGAATCTTCAATCATTCTTAATTGATTTACAGGTTTGATTGCTTTGTGTAAGTGTGAAAGTATGTGACCTTTGTTTTGGTCAATTAAACCAGATGGTACATATGTAATAGAATCATCTGCAATTTTAATGCCTTCAGTCAATGCCCCAGAGTTTAATCCTTTGTCATTGTATAAGTAAAAGTCATCAACACTTTTTATCATCTCTAAAGAAGTGCCTGGTTTTATATCTTTATTAACCTGTCTTACTTTTCTAATTTTTCTAGGGTCTATGTATCTTACTTCAACGACACCATTTTTTGGATTTTTCTTATCAATTACTTTGTGATAAAAAATCCTACCATCAATATACCATCTTCTAAAAATGTCATGTCCTTTTACATCAAAATCTAAAAGTGACAATACAGTATCAAACTCTGCACGAATTTTTCTTTTAATTGATTCGGTATATTCTAATCTATCAAGAACAATAGCTACTGCTTGGTCACGCTCATTAGATACAATGCCTTCATTGACTATATCTTCAATTGCTGAATCACATTCTGGTTGTTGTGATATCTCACGATATCTACGAATTAAGTCAACCTCTGACCTTTCTCTACCATCTGTGTCTAATACTTGACCAAAGAATCCACCACCAGCAATTTCGACTGTGCCGTCATCATTAGCTGGTGCTGTAAATTTTTCTTGACTTTTGGTGTCTTTGATTTTCTCAAATTTAAAACCAAATAGTTCTGCCATAATAAAATCTCCTTTATTGTCCTTTATTTATAAAGAAAAAAAAGACTGTTTTAGAAGTTGACGCCTGAAGCTTCGAAGTGTTGATACTGCCATGTACATTCAAATTCTTCAATCGCTGTTTCATCAGCTGATGATAATGTAATTTCAGCAATTTCAGATGGCCATGAGTTTTTAAATATATAACTCTTTAAAACAGTACCATCTCTATCTAATTGTTCAACAGTTAAGTCAGTTGTATAATCAGATGTATTTGTAACTCCTGTATTTTCTGCAAAGTCATTTATTCCATTGTTCCATCTTTCAAGAGCAGTTCTAATCATGAAGTCTGTATCATTATAAAATGTAGTAGTCCATGTACCAGCAGCTTCTCTATCTCCAGCAATATTAATAGTTCTTCCTCTATATTTTAATGGAACAACACCTAAAGAAACAGCAGGTAATTTAGAAGCTTTACATAGAAATGAAGTTCTTCTAACATCTAGTCCAATTGCAATTCCAGCAGGCGGTGTAATAGTTACACGAAATTGGTTGCTTCTTGCACCACCACCTAATAAGTTTGATTTAAAGTCATCTATCTGTGCCATGATTAACCCCCCACTTCACTAAACGCAACACCAGTACGAGTAGCAATAAAGTTTAATGTAATGAAGTTAATAGAACGAGCAGGTTTTACAAATATATCTGCAATAAATTCGTTTCTATCAATAACACTTCCTGTATTGTTTGTTGCATCACACTTCACTGAGAAGTCTGTGATACCTCTACGACCTTGAACATCTCTTAGGAAAGGTTCAATTAAGCTTCTAAATTGAGCTCTTGTAAATTCATCGTTGAATTCAAAGAGTTGAAACTTAGCTGCAGTAGCAATTGCTTTTTCTAATACTAAGAATAATCTTCTAACATTAATTCTGTCAAAAGCACTTGGTTTAGTTTGAGCAGTTTTATCACCAAATAAAGTTACACCTTGGCCTGGGAAGTTAACGACTGGGTTAACTCTTGCTTGATAAAGAACATCTCTATCAGCTTTGTCAGGGTTAAAGGACAATTTAATTGCACCTCTAACTGTTCCTCTGTTAAATCCAGCAGGACTAAACCATGCATCAGCAACATTATCTGTGTTTGCACATAATCCAGCAGTTGAACCATTTAGAGGTACGAATCTATAAACATCATTGTACTTGTCATACATGTACATATATCCACTATCGAATACCATGTAAGATGAACTAGGACATAAATCAGCAGCAACTCTTACATTACTTGCCTGTTTAGATGATGTTGTAACACCAACTGTAGCAGAACGATATGGTGAAACAAATCCCACACAATCTTTTCTAGTTTCTACTAAATCTGTAATCATTGTAACATGAGTATCATGTGCAGTAGGTGTATCAGCAACTAAACTAGATGAACCACCGATAACTAAATTGATATCTTCTGATTCTGTATCTTTAAATTTGTCATATGCAAGTTCAATCTCTCCAGCAGTAGTAGAAAAGTCATCTGTTCCACCTGTTAGAGTATCAATCGTTGTTGGTATGACACTTGTATAAGCTGTTGCAGTATCTGTTCCCCAGTTACTACCAGCAGATATATGGTCTGTCCAAAAAATGAATTGAGATTTTGCAAAAATTACATTTGGATAATAGATACTATCACCTTGTGGTGATTTAGCAGATGAGTTCTTAGACATGAAACCAAATGTTTCTATGACTGCCCTTGTTCTGTTTCCTGCTGTATCTGTATCGTATCCTGTTATTTTACCATCAGCATCAGCAACGACTACATGTAGTTCATCACCTGTACCACGACCATTATTTGTATTATAGTCTGATGTGCCTGGAGCTCCTGTAAATAAGTCAGCATATTTCCAGCGTCTTTTAATTTTTGAATCATCTGGTATTATATTTTGTAGACCAGCACCATTAGGGTCATCTTTTAATCTGATTGTTAATACTTCACCTGAAATTGATACTACTTCATATTCATTGAAATCATCAACAGATACAAGGTTAGAAGTATCTGAATAGAATGATACTAAATCACCTACATTAAATGCAAAACCTGAAGCATCAGCGTCATCAACAGTTATAGTTGCATCGCCAACTGCACCTGCACCATTAACTAAGTTGTTTGTACTTAAATCTTGTTCGTATGCAGTTGCACTTGGACATATTTCAACTCTTAATGAGTTACCATGTGTTCCTGCTGTTCTTGCAGCCCATTCTCCATGAGAACCTTCTCCATTAGCAAAACTTGCTTCGTAGTGGTCATCATCTCTAATTAAGATACCAGAGTTTGCTCCAGCATTTAATATGCCACTCTCTACTCTGACTACCTTTAATGAATCTGTATATTTTAAAAAAGTTGCGGCACTAAAAAATGTTTCGAATTGATTACCAGTTGTAGTTGGTTTACCAAATATCTCTACTAGTTCTTCTTCACTAGAGATATTAACAATTGTTGATACTGGGCCTTTCTCGAAAGCTCCAGCAATTGCACCAATACTCGTTGCAACGGCAGGTACAACATTGGTTAAATCGATTTCATTGACTTGTACGCCTGGTGATACTAAAAACGCCATTGACTTACTCCTATTAACCATAAAGTTTATTCTTTATGTTCTTTGATTATATTTATAAAAAAATTATATTCTAGAATTTGTTTTTATATGTTGCTGAACATATAAATAGTATTATGTCAAGTAATCATTACAAAAAGTACAAAGAAACTATTAAAGAAGTTACAAAAAGGAACTATCATAAAAGAGTTTCTTCTTTGAATCAATATTTAGTAAATACCAAATGTATACATTGTGGTGAACCTGAAATAGCTTGTTTAAGATTTTATCCTCATGATAAAGAGATTCGTAAGACTATTAAAAGAGTAGGCATGAATGATACCAGTAGAA